CGTGATGCTACAGCTATTTGGTTTTACCAGATCATCCGCGATGAAATCCATATCATCGATTACGTGGAAGGTGTTGGAGGAGATGTTGACTCATGGCTCGAGCGGTTCTACGAATATCCATACGTTTATGGCACAGTCGCGTTACCGCATGATGCCAAGGCCAAAACCTTCTCTACCAAGTACTCGCCCTACGAAAGATTCCTTGCTGCCAAACTCGTACCATATGTTGTACCGAACATATCGGTCTCGCAGGGGATCAACGCGGTAAGGGCAATCCTTCCGTATGTCTACTTCAATGTCGGTAATCCGTCGGTCAGGCTCGGTTTGGAGCATTTGGCCGAGTATATGTATGATTACGACGAGAAGACGAAGACATTTGCGTTGACGCCACGCCATGACTACCATAGCCACGGTGCAGATGCATTCCGGATGTTCGCACTATCGGAAAACGTGGTGGAAATAATGTCGCGAGCTCGGCGACACGCCAAACCGAAAGGTGACTACATCCAAACCCCGCTCGGTCGCGCCCTCAACCTTGAGAACCTATTCAAGGACCGTGATTCCAGGCTCAATTACAGGAGAGTGTGATGGCCAACACTGAGACCAAGAAAGACGAAAAGAACCCATGGCCGAAGCGTCTCCAAGCCTGGACTAAGTTTTCGGAGAAGTTCCACGAGCGCGGCACGCATATTGAGGCCCGCTACGCCGATGACCGGGAAGCTGAAGCCTCCGGAAGACCTTCCATGCTGGGTGACACCGGCATCAAGAAGGTCAACATGTTCTATTCGAACACTACGGTGATCAAGGAGAGCTTGTATAATAGCCTTCCGAAGCCGGACGTCTCCCGCCTGCATAAGGGTGAAACCGAGAACGAACCCTCCCGGGTTGCCGCTGCCATCATGCAACGCGGCTTGACCTACGAGATTCACTGCGCCAAGTACTTCGACCCGGCTGTGAAGGCCGCAATCCTCGATCGACTCGTTCCAGGAATCGGCACCCTTTGGGTGACGTTCATTCCGCCGACTGCCGGAAAGCCAGAAGAAATCACCGTAGATACGGTCTACTGGAAGGACTTTATTTATGAACCGCAAAGAACATGGGAGCAAGTTACGTGGGCGGGACGAATCCTCCACATCGAAAAAGAGGAAGCCAAAGAAAAGTGGGGCGACAAAGCCCTCGCAGTCGCTCCCTCAAAAGGCGGGTACGCATCAGGCGGCGTTGCTATTGAGACCATCAGTGAAGGGAAAGTCTGCATCATCCAAATGTGGGACAAGAAAAAGAAAGAAGTAATGTTCATGACCACAACGGGCGAGGTTTTGGAGCGATTCAAAGACCCGTACAAGCTGACCAACTTCTTCCCATGCCCCAAGCCGCTGACAGCTTCAGCGCCGACCAACAAGTTCCTGCCGATTCCGGACTACTACATCGCGCAGGACCAGTACATGGAACTGGATATCCTTTATGCCCGCATCAACCTGATCGTTGAAGCGGTCCGGGTCGCCGGTTGCTACGACTCGGCCCAGCCAGCCATCGGAAGGATGCTTGACGGCACTGAGAACAAGCTGATTCCGGTCGACAACTGGGCGATGTTTGCTGAGAAGGGTGGCGTGCAAGGCTCGATCAGCTGGTATCCGGTCGAGACCATTACCGGTGTGCTGCAACAGCTGACCGGGACCTACGAGTTCATCAAGAACCAGTTGTTCGAAGTCACCGGCATGGCGGATATCGTTCGCGGTAGCACGAACCAGTACGAAACGGCGTCTGCGCAGGAAATCAAGGCCCAGTTCGCCAGCGTCCGGATGAATGCTTTCCAGCGTGACGTGTCGTTCTTCGTCCGGGATACCCTCCGAATCATGGGCGAACTGATGGTCCAGATGTACTCGGAACAGAAGCTGAGCCAAGTATGCGGCCAGCTGCCTATGGAAGACCAGCAACATGTTCCAGCGGCACTTCGAATCCTCCATGATGACTTCACGGCGAAATATTCCATTGATATCCAGACCGACTCGTTGACTCAAGCGGACTGGGGACTGGAGCAGAAACAGCGTATGGAGTATGTCGGAGTTGTCAGCCAGATGATTCAGTCTGCGGTCCCGGCCATGGCGCAGATGCCGCAAATCGGGACTCTTTTGGCCCAGATTCTGAAGTTCGCTTCCGTGGGCTTCAAGGGTGCCAGTGAACTGGAAGGCTCTTTGGATGCCGCCATCCTGCAGATGCAGCAGATGCAAGAGCAGAAGGCGCAACAGCCGCCAGAGCCATCGCCGGAACAGATCAAGGCGGAAGCCGCCAAGGCAGAATCGGATGCGCGCATCCAAGAGCGTCAAATGACCTCCCAGATCAAGCAGCAGGAATCGGCGGCCGAGCTCCAGTTCATGGAGAAGAAGTTCATGCTTGAAATAAATCACAAGACGCAAATGTTTGCCATGGAAATGCAGCACGAGCAGCAAATGGCGAACATCAAAGCCCAGACGGCGCAGATGCACGCCCAACAGGAGGCCGATCAGAACCAAGCCCGGTTTGTGCAAGAACGGATTCAGGATGCGAAGGAGTCCGAGCAGCGTCTGGAGGTCAAGGGCGCTGAAACGGCGTTCAAGATGGCCACTCAACCACCGTCGAAGCCAACCAAACCGGGAGGAGGAAATGCCGTATAAGTCCGAAAAGCAGAAGAAGCTGATGCAAGCGGTGGCCCACAATCCCGCGTTCGCGTCGAAAGTGGGCATCCCGCAGTCCGTCGGCCAAAAGTTCGAGGCGCATAAGTCCGCTCCAAAGGCTCGTGCGCTTCGCCGCCGCAATCCTGGATCAGCGAAGTACTAGCCATGATCTATCCATATGAGTGCCCCCGTTGTGGAAGAACCCGCGAGCGCATATGCTCGCTGGCCGAATATGTTGACAGCCCGGGGATGGAGTGCCCGGAGTGTTTTGTGTCTATGACACGTGTCATAACGCCCCCGCGCCTATTTACTAAGAAGTTCTCGCCATTTTGGTCCCCGGTGGATGGGTCATTCATCAGTAACTCCCGGGAGCTCTCAGAGCATAACAAGCGCAACAACGTGGTTCAACTGCATGAAGGATATGATGAAAGGGCCGTCGAAGCGTTTACCAAAACGGATTGGAGCAAAGAGAAAGAAAAGGAACGCAGTGGGGATATGCATGAGGATATGCGAAAGTCTATCCAAAAACTCGAAGAAGGTTACACCCCGACCCCCGCCCCAGAAATAGAGGACATTCCAGATGCCTGACTCCATTCAAGACGACGTTAAGGCCGCGCTAGAGTCATCTAGGACCGGTCAACAGTCGCAGCAAACACCTACCGGGGGTCAAGAAGACTTCGGCGATTTTGGCTCTCCCCCCTCTGAGGTTCTTCCCCCGGTTTCTCCGGACCCGGAACCCGGTAAGGGGCCTCAAAGGGGGCCGGACGGCAAGTTCTTGCCTAAGCAGGCCGATTCTGGGACACCCGCGCCTGCTCCGGCCCCCCTCCCGCCGGTCCAGAAGGCTCCACAGGCTCTCGGACAGCCCGGGGAAGAGGAAGAGGAAGAGCCGGTGTTCGATCCGGCCAAGCCGCCTGCTGCATGGCGGCCTGAAATGAAGGCGAAATGGAATGCGATACCTCCAGATATTCGAGAGGAAATCACCCGGCGTGAGCAGGCTACTGCGTATGGCGTCCAGAAGCTCCAGCAGCATTACGAGCCCATGGGGGAGATTTACAATACTGTTGCGCCATTTAATCAGTATTTCCAACATATCCAAGTGGACCCTCGGGAGTACATCAAGAGCATGGTCGGGGTTGAGCAGACCCTTCGGCTGGGCAACCCGGCCCAAAAAATGACCATGCTGATTTCCTTGGGCGATACCTATGGCGTACCGCTCCGTAATGCGCTCAATGAGGCACTCGGCGGCAAGCTGGAAGAGCTGATGCAGCAGTCCCACCAGCACCACCAAACTCCTCCGCCTATCCCTCCGCATATTCAGCAGGAGCTTGATGAACAGCGGGCATGGAGGACTCAACTCGAGGATTCGGCGGCGGAGACTGAACTGGTGCAATTCTCTTCTCAGCCGGGGCACGAATATCTGGAGTATGTTCGTGAGGACATGGCGGATTTGATTGAGTCCGGGATGGCTGAGGACTACCAAGGCGCGTACGATTTGGCTTGCTGGCGTAATCCGCAGGTCCGGCCGCACTTCATCCAGGCTCAAGCCCAGGCTCAAAGCGGCATTTCCCAGCCTAGTGTGCTTCAGCAGAGGCAACAGGCGGCGGCCCAGATCGTTCCGCCCGGTCAAGCTCCTTTGGAGTTTGGTGCTGATGGCCCCGGTGATACCGACGATATTCACGAGGCAGTGAAGAGGGCGTGGGTTGCAAATTCCGGCAGGACTTGAAGATCTTGACGGCGAGCCCGGGGTGTGTTAGAATAAAGGCTCGGGCGTGGCTGTGGACACCGCATAGCTGCGCATCGGGGAGCTGACCTCCGGCTTTGAAAGTGTGTAAACCTTTCTCTGGAGAATTGCCATGGCCTTCCCGAATGTTAGCGATATCATCACCACCACGATCGAGTCCCGTACCAAGAAGATCGCGGATAACGTGACCAAGAACAATGCTCTCCTGATGCGGCTTTCGCAGAAGGGCAAGACCCGTACGTTCAGCGGCGGCCGACTGATCTACGAAGAGCTCTCCTTCGCCGAGAACGGCAACGCTGGTTGGTACAGCGGGTATGACCTCCTGCCGGTTGCTGCGCAGGACGTTCTCTCAGCCGCTCAGTTCGATATCAAGCAGGCTGCTTGCCCTGTGGTCATTTCCGGTCTGGAAATGCTGCAGAACGCAGGCCCGGAACAGATGATCGACCTGCTCGCTGCCCGCATCGACGTCGCCGAATCCACCATGAAGAATCTGGTGGCTGGTGGCATCTACAGCGATGGTACGGGTTCAGGCGGCAAGGAAATCACCGGCCTCAATGCCGCTGTTCCGTTCGACCCGACCACCGGTACCTATGGCGGCATCGACCGCGTAACGTGGACCTTCTGGCGGTCCAAGCTGCGCAATGTGGCGGTGACGACGACAATCCAAGCTGACCTCAATGCCCTCTGGGCGCAGTTGGTTCGTGGCGCTGACCGCCCCGACCTGATTGTCATGGACAACGTGGTTTGGACCGCTTACCTCGCCTCGCTGCAGGCGCAACAGCGCTTCACCCAGGCTGAAACCGGTTCGCTCGGCTTCCCGACGATCAAGTACATGGATGCCGACGTGGTACTGGATGGCGGCATCGGCGGCTTCTGCCCCGCTGGCACAGCGTTCATGCTGAACACGGACTACATCAGGTTCCGTCCGCACAGCGCGCGTAACTTCGTCCCGCTCAGCCCCAACAAGCGGTATTCCATCAACCAAGATGCCGAAGTGCAGATTCTTGCATGGGCTGGCAATCTGACCACGTGTGGCGCGCAGTTCCAAGGCCGCCTCGACGTGAACCCGTAAGGAGCAGCGGTCATGAGTGACAAAGGCAAAGAGCCTCTGAGCCTTCCCAAGAAGGATTCCAAGTCAGAGGAAAGGCCCCCTGAGGGCACCCCGATTGACCCTGCAACGGGCAAGCCCTACAAGTCAGGTGAGGTTCCGTTCGGCGGAAACGAACCTGTTTAGCAAGCGCGGGGGCGCGCTCAGCTGGTTGGTGGCCGCCAGTATAAATAAAGACCACCATTTTTCAACTGCCGGAGGACACTACAATGCCTGCTCGCAATATGGCTGGCCTTACCATCGTCCCGGCCAATCCTACACTCGGCAAGTTCGTGATGATGAGCCCGTTCAGTGGGCCCAAAGGCTCGCCTTTTGATAAGGATCAGGCCGGTAATTTCTCCACTGGCGCGCTAAGCACCGGCATCGGCTTCGGCGCAAACAAGGTGACAAACGTGTCAACCGGCACGGTATTCGCTACCCCGGTTCAGGCCATCAAGAACGCTGGCTTTACCGACGATTACACCCCCGGTGTTTCACTGCCCGCAGTTACTGTTGCCTTTCCAACTGGACTGGCCCCGGACGCACGCCTTACGGCCATTGGCGGAGGCAGGAATGTTATCACTGGTGGGGGCGCTACTGGACTTGGCATTTCTACTCCTAGCCCTTATGCTGTCCAGCCCCTTCTGGGTTGGGGCAACGGCGCTTCTCGGGATGGTGGGGCTGGCCCTGCTTTTACTGGCTTTGCTACGAAGATGGTGACGGCGGCGGGCGCAGTGGCGATTGGCGCGGTGATCGAAACGGGCTTCACCAATCGTTCCGATCAAGCCATGGTCCTCAACGACTCGGCCTTTGGTTCGGCAACTGCGGCTTCTGCGGCGATCACGTAAATGGCTGGCACGCTCAACGACCAGCAGTTGCAAGGCACAGGGGGGCCAACCGTCATGGATGGCCTCCTTGCCTACTATCGTGCCAATGGCGCGACTGCGACGAATTTTAATGACGCCCAAAGGCAGTGGTACGAACTGCAGACTGGGCTTCTAAATGCTGACTTCATGGCCTTCCCGGGCCTGACCGGCACGCTTAACGATCGCATGTTGCAATACTGGTCAAGTGTAAACGTCCCCGTTCCTCCGTCCTCCACCCTTCCCAACGATCTACTGTTCGCTCTTGGTGAGAAGGGGTTCTGGTTGTTTCCTGACGACCTTTCTACGCTTTTTCAGGATTCTGCGGGCACTATCCCGGTTACAACAACTGGCCAATCGGTAGGGTTGATTAAGGACAAGTCTCCGAATCACTGGGACTTCATGCAGCCCAACAACCTTTTCCGGCCCACGCTCCAATTGAACGGTAGCGGTCATAAGGTTCTTGAGTTTAACGGCATCGACCAGTGGATGGTAAGCAATGTCGTCGACCTCGCTTCCAGTCAAGTGACAGTGTTCGTGGGGCTGCGCAAGATAACGGATACGGTAGCTGGTTCAGTCATTGAATTATCGGCTACAGCCGTAACCAATAACGGCACGTTCCTTATATCGGCTCCTGCGAGCGCTGGGCAACCCACTTTTTCTTTCCGTACTCGCGGGACAGTCGGTATCACTAGAACCGCGGTAGGTTTTCCGGCTCCGGCTAGTGCTGTTCTGGTGGGTATCGCAGATATTATTGCTCCTGTGGCTGATATTCGAGTAAACGGTGTCGGTGCGCCCGGTGCAGGCAGTCAGGGAACAGGTCCGTACCTGCCTTATCAAATGTTCATGGGCCGTCGCGCCGGTACAGGAATCGCGTTCCAAGGGCAGATCAATGAATTGATCGTTAGAGGGGCTGCGACGCCCACGCCTACGGTACAGCAGTTGGAAGCCTATCTGACTGCTCAACTTTGAGGATACTCAAATGACCATCACCATCACTGTCCTGCTCATCATCGCCCTTCTCTGCCTTATTCTGGCAGCGTTCAACGTTAGTCTGAGCCCGCGCGTGCATTTGGGTTGGCTCGGATTGGCGATCGTCACCCTCGTTACGCTCGTGGAACGAGGTCTTATTGGATAGGAGCGCCCCATGCAAACCGCTGATTTTGACGTCAATGACTTCAATTCTCGTGAGGCCGGTGATAAGTCGGTCTATGTCAAGTTCTACATCAAGCCGGTCCTGAACGAGACCAAGACGGACGAGGAAGGACGGCCGATCTACGACGACAAGGAATACATCGAGATTCGCACCCCCGGCAACACTACTAACATCGTCGTCCGGCCTGTGTCGGATATGGATCGCAAGCGCTTCCGGCTGGCCTATCAGGAGTTCAAGTCCGGCGAGACTGAACAGACTGGCGGCGGCACTCCGCTGATCGAAGCTCCGTGGATTACCCGGTCACAGGTGGAGGAGCTCTCCTACCTACGGATTCGCACGCTGGAACAGCTGGCGGCCGTTGGCGACGACGTCTGCACCCGTATCCCCGGCCTGTACAAGCTGAAGGAACGGGCCAAGATGATGGCTGAGCGGGCGGAGAAGGCTGCCCCGTTCATGAAGATTCAGGCCGAGAATGATGAAATGCGGAACCGGCTGGAAACGCTGGAGAAAACCATCGCCGATCAGGCGGGGCTCATCGCCAGCCTGAAAAAGGGGAAGTAAGTCATGGCCGTCCAAGCTGATGCATTGACAATTGTAAATCAAGCATTGCAGGAGCTTGGGCTGCCGCAGGTCCCCACAATTATCTCTCCGTTCGATGACCAGACCGGTTTTCAAGTAGCCGGTCTGGTCAACATGATGGGCACGCAATTAGTCAAGTCTCATGATTGGCAGTTCCTAGAGAAGACTGCTACGTTTGTAGGGGACGGAGTGACTACTGAGTTCGACCTCCCTTCGGACTTTGGTCGGATCGTCAACCAGACCCAGTGGTCTTCCGCTAACCGGCGTCCCATGTTTGGTCCTATGTCCCCGCAGGGCTGGTCATGGGTACAATTCGGTATCGTTTCGGTGGGCGTGTACTACCGCTATCGGATACTTCGGAACAAGTTCCAGGTATTCCCGGTTCCC